AGGATCGCGCCGGTTGACCACCGGGGATACGCGGCTTGATCTGCGACATATGCGGGACCGTTATGTTGGAGAGGAATTGCAAGATTCTATGTCCGAACTGTGGCTACACCAGGGATTGCTCCGACCCGTGATTGATTTCCAACCCTCATTGTGCTAGATTTAGAAATAGTGACCTCATCCGGCACGTGTCCGAGGCGAAAGCCCGAAGCCGGTGGAGGTCATTTTGCCTTTCTGGGACTTCCTACGGAAACAAGAGAACGACGTGGCCGTCGCCGTTCCGCTCAACTTCGATGTCGGACAGGCAACCTACCCTGACGCATCGTTTGAATCTTTCGCCTCGGAAGGCTACGGCAAGTCCGAGATAGTCCACGCTTGCATCCGCGAACTGGCGGTCAGCGCGGCGACTCCCCGGTATTACGTCCAGGCTCCGGCTACTGATGGCGGCGCCGTCGAAGTAACCTCCGGGCTCCTTTACGACCTAACCACCGAGCCCAATCCAAACTCCGATTGGTATAGCTTCATAGAATCTTTGGTCACTTTTTTGATGGTGGCCGGGAATAGTTACGTTTTGAAAGAGCGGTCGAGGTCCGGAAAGGTCATGGCCCTCTATCATCTCCGGCCCGACAGGGTTCGAATCATCGGCGGGGACCACGGCGCGGCTGGGTATATCTACTCGGTCAGCGGGACCGATTACTCTCTCCCGGTGGAAGATGTTTGTCATCTGGCTTTACCGAATCCCGGCGGCGATCTCTATGGACTGTCGCCTCTCCAGGTCTTGGCCCGGAATGTTAACCTCGACTTGAATATGACTGATTTCGCGAAGGTGTATTTTCAGAACGCCGGCGTCCCATCCGGCCTCCTCAAGCTGAAGCGCCGACTAAACACCCAGGAAGAAGCCTCGGTTATCCGGTCCCGCTGGCGTTCCCAGTTCGGCGGGAGGAATAACTTCCACCGAATCGCCATCCTCGACGAAGACGCGGATTATGTCCCGATGGCTAACAATCCCAAGGACATGGCTTTGCCAGAACTCCACGATCTCACCGAGTCACGGATCTGCGCGGTCTTCGGCGTCCCGGCCATCCTGGTCGGCGCCAATGTCGGACTGCAACGCTCGACCTATTCCAACTATCGGGAAGCGAGGATGGCGTTCCATTCGGAGACATTGGAGCCGATGGTAAGCCGGATCCTCCGGCATTTCAATCGGAACATGTTCTCTGAATATCCGGGGAACGAGATGCTAACGGTGGACTGGGCTCAGATGAGATCCGGACTTGATGACCGGGAAGCCATGACGACCAGGGTGACCGGCCTATTTGCCGGCGGGATCCTGACCTTGAACGAAGCCCGTGAGCAACTCGGACTTGAGGCGGTCAGTGACGGCGCGATCCGGAGGATACCGGCGGCCATCTTTGAGGTGGCCGAAGGAACACCGGCACCGGTTGCGGTCGGAGCGGCTCCTGTGGAGGAGTCAATGTCGGTCGGAACGCTCAAGGAATGGTATGCCATCCCGGAATTGAAAGCGCCGAGGGTCGCGCCACGGGCCGGAATATTGCGCCGCCAACTCCTGGAGGACCGGGAGGTGGAGACCGACGAGATGGCGAAGGCGGTCCAGCGTTATTTCCGCGGACTACGCAACCGGATTGACGGCATCCTGGGCCGGTGGATGGAACGTACCAGTTCAGACGCGAAGGAATTCCCGCCGGGCTTTGATCCGTCCATGTTGGACTTACCGGACGGGATACCCGAACTCCAGGCCATCGTAGAACGGGCGATGCTCCGCATGAGCAAGAAGACGGTGGACGCCATAAACGCCACCGGCCTCGCCGGGACGTTGGAATGGACGGAACAACTGCCCTTTGTCCAATCGGTCCTGGTTCAGGCGCCGACCAGGGCGACGATGATCCACTCGACCACTAACCGGGCCATCAGTCGAGCGGTGGCCATCGCCCTTGACAATGGCTATTCCATCTCGCAATTGGCGCGAGGCGTCCCGGCGGCCGACCCTCCATTCCCCGGCTTGCGGTCCATCCTGACCGAGACGGATAACCGGGCCAGGCTCATTGCCCGAACCGAGATAATGAGAAGTCAAAATCTAACATCGGTCGGTTTCTTCAGCGAGCAGGGCTTTAAATATCTCCGCGCCGACGATATAGACGGCGACCCGGACGATACCTATGTGGACCCAGGCGACCCATACGGGCGGACATGCGCCGAGCGTCACGGTCAGATTTACACGGTGGAGGACGCCGCCAATATCGATGACCATCCCAACGGGACTTTGAATTGGCAACCGATGCCCCGGAGCTACAAGCCGGAGGAGACCGTATGATAAATAAATTCTATATCTCGGACGCCAAAGTCCTGGACGACCGCCAGGGAATCGTGGAGGCATACGTCAACACGATGGGCATTCGTGACGCGGACGGCGACATCATCGACCCAGGCGCGTTTGACGCCAGCATCCGGTCGAACCTCCCCATCCCGGTCCTGGCCGGCCACGACCCAAGCAAACTTGTGGGTAAAGTGGTTTTCGCCCAGCCTGAAAAGACCGGCGTCGGGGACGAGCATCGGTTGTATGCCCGGATACAAATGAACCTCGACACCATCTCCGGCCAGGAGGCCTACTCCAACATCGCCGGTGAGTTCATTCGGGAATGGTCGGTCGGCTTCAACCTCCCGGCCGGCGATGCGGTGGTTTATGACCGCGCCGGCAAGGAGACAGTGAGGCGGATCCTTGACCTGGACTGGGTGGAAGTGTCCGCGGTCATCCGGGGAGCGTCGCCGTCCACGTCAACCATCGCGGCCAAGAATCTCAAGGCGCCGAATACCTACTCTACCAGGGAAGAGGCCGAAGCCAGAGCCGCCGAACTTGGATGCTCTGGTTCTCATTCCATGATGGTCGAAGGCGAGGATGTCTTTATGCCTTGCCGGACCCACGCCCGTTATGAGGCGGTGACGTCTGCATACTCGGCCGATAAAGAGATCAAACCATATCCGAACTTCCACGCTTGTCGGATCAAGGAGCCGGACAACTTCGACACGTTCCGGACATCCTCCGAAACCATCGAGGACGGGGACTTCGACGGCAAGTCCATCGAGATACTTTTCGGACGCCATACGGAGTCCGGAGATTGGTCACTAACGTCTTACCGGATGCCGGTCGAGGAATGGTCAGAGGCCGAGGCAAAGGCTTTCTGCCAGGAACATGACGGCATCTTGTTTGAGCCAGCGGACGAGTCCATGTCGGACGATCCAGTTGGCGCCGCCTCTGACACGGTCACCATGACCGCCTCGGACACGGCCAGCCATCGGTTACGCCTTGCCAGGATGCGCCTTGAATTGCAAACAAACCGATAAGGAGACACTGAATTGGATACGAAAGAACTGAGGAATCAAGCCGGCGCTCTGCTTGACCAGGCCCAGACGGCCATGGATCAAGGCGAGATGGACACCTTCCGCCGATTGGTTGACGAGGCCCAGGTCACCATGACCAAAGCCGACGAGATCGACGCCGCCGCCTCCCAGGTGCGGAAGCTCCGCGGGGAGTTCAACCAACCATTGAACGCAATCCCGGTGACATCCAGCGATGTCGCGGTATACAACGCGATGGACACCACGGCCAGGATCAAGAGCGATTATAAACCAGCGTCCTGGATGAAAGGTCTACCAGCGATGGCACAGCCTGAGTGGGTTCTGGATTTGTGCGGGGACAACATCAAGGACCAGGCCCAGTTTATGACCGACACCTTCGTGAAGTGGATGCGGTCCCCGTCTGACAATGTGTTTTGGAAGACGGCCAGCCCGGACGAAGTCAAAGCCATGCAAGAAGACACGGATAAACTTTTGTGTCCCGTTAACTAGCGATAGTTAAATGAAAATCGGGTGAATTGCGGGAACGCTAAACCGGAAGGCAAGCCGATCCGCAGCCAAGCCTCGTAAACGGCGATTGGTAACGAGGAAGGTTCAGAGACTAGGGAATGAGCAGCCGACGCAATAAGTCCCATAAGCGCCCGACAACTCCCAGGAGTTGATGAGATAGTCCGACCTCATGGGAAACCATGAGAGGCCACCAGAAATGAGTGGTCCCCTGGAATAGCCAGGAGTAACAAATTGGCAGAAGGTGGCTTCTTTGTACCGGAACAATTTATCAACCAGGTCGTGAGAGACCCGGGAGTCCCAGGCTCCCAGCTTCGGCCCCTTTGCACCGTCATCCGGGTCTCGTCCAAGGACGGTTACGTCCCGACGATGGGGAGCGCGACCTGGGCAGCGATTGCCGAGGAAGCCACATACAGCGACCAAACTCCGACCGTGGGACAGG